ATCGGCTTGGCCATTCCCGAACAGGGATCAGATGTTCAGGGCAGGCCGTTTCTTCATATTTTTGGAGCTCTTCGGGCTCCTCAATCTTATTCCTGCGAGACTCATACTTTCGGACGGATTCTGCCTCCAGAACCGGGGGAAGCGTAAGGCCCTTAGTGGCCCGGAGGGGTTGGTAAACCACCTCTCTGGCTCCTTGGTTCTCCTCGATCTTTTTGAGGAGGCTCGACCACGTAGTTGTGATCGTTTTCCGTCCCTGAGCCGTAGTTTGGAGCAATTTGGCCGCAGCTCTGTGGTAGCGTCGTGCGACGCTCCAGGCTGCTTTCAGGCTGAACTTGCTGGCAAAGTTCGCCATGGCAGGTTCTGCTCCGCTCAGGTAGAAGGTATCGCGGGCGATGTTGCCCGTAATCCTTTCTCGCAGGTCGTCCAGAGTGAGGGGGTAGCGGTACTCGCCATACAAGATGGCGCGGTTGGGCCTCTGAACTCTATATCTGGCCCGGAGGTGAAACTCCATTACCTCTTCCGCGATGCCTCGGATGTTCCAGGCACCCCCCACTGTGTTGTCCCAGACCCTAGAGAGGCAGCCATAGTCGGCATCCCATGCCGACCGGTAGGCAAGGGCGTGCGCGCAACGAGCGGCACGGCTCCCTCCTGCCGGGCTGCCCCAGAGGGTCTCTGGCCTCGGGATCCCCACGCCCCCAAATTGCCTTGGGACGTGGACAAGCTGAGTCAGGCCGGCTTTGGCGTAGAATTTCCGCCAGCCGGGGTGGGCAGAGTTGAGGGCTCGAATCATTGCCCTCCGAGCGGGGATTCCCCGTTCCGCCATCATTGACTCTAGCGCGGGACCGATCGCGCCCCACCAGGGGGCGTCTCGCGACGTTTTGTCGCTCTTCATGGTCCCTAGGATCCCACGGAGAGGAAAGGCCTCCGACCACTTCAACAGTCGGATGGTCTGCCCCCACCAGGGGGTCCTCTCCTTGCTTGCAACGTCCGGGTGGCGCTCAGCAAATTCCTTTGCTGCCCGGATACTCTCTATCTTTCTTTTGGCCAGGCTCGGGCCCATCTTCTCGGCCTCCTCCAGCGTGAGGGTCTCCTCTGCTGGGGGTTTTGGAGCGGGCGGCTTGATTTCTTCTTTTTGGAGGTAAAAGATCTCCTCCGTGAAGACGCCGCCTTTCTGGCTACGGAAGTGCTTCTGCTTCGATGAGAACTGTGCTCCGGAGGCTTTGGCCTCCTCTTCGTATCTATCGAGCACGGCGGGGATTTGGCAGGCTACAAGGTCGTCACCGCAAACGCGGACGGCCTGCCTCGCCAACCCTGGGTTCTCGGCTCTCGCCTCCTCTTGCGCCTTATGCCACCAAGCAAGGTTGGCAAGGCAGAGGAAGGCCCATGTGGAGGGGAGGCCCATCAGAGCCCCCCGCTTCGACAAGACGTGTCGCCCCAGATCCGGATACTCGAGGATCATTGGGGAAACCGCGGCGTCGACCACATGAGTGAGCCAATGCGGAAGCGTTCTTCCTGGTTTGCTGGCCTTGATCCCTCTCCAGAGAGCCTGGAAGGTCTCATGACCTATCAGGTCCGTCGCTGATTTCAGATCAGCTGAGAGGCAGGTCATTTGGGTGGCCATCTGTCCCATTCGCTCGGGACGGAGGCTGTTTAGCATGTCTTCGACAGCCTTCCTGTGGTCACCCGCCAGCACTTCGCTTATCGCGGGGTCGATGGAGAGCCCGGATTGCATCCACTTCCGAAATTGGTGGAGCAAGGCGACCATCGCGCCCGACGATTTGGTCACAATGCGCACTTTGTTCCCACGCTCGCAGACAACCGTTGTCACTGCTCGTGGGGGGCCGGCTTCTGTCTGCGACTCAAATTCCTCAGAGAGTCGCTTACGAAGCCGCGCGTGCGCAACCACGGCCACCTCATCTTCCAATACCGGGTAGGCGGTAACCTTTTTCACGTACCAGGGGATAAGGTTGGCCTTCGCCATCTCGTCCCTCAGGTAACCGCCTAGTCCTCCGTTGCGGCGGCCTGATTCAATGCAGGCGCCCCCGGAGGGCTCGAACTCGAGCTTCGGGGCCCAATCCTTGAGATGCTTCTCTGCCCAACTCCTCGCAAAAGACTCCATGTGAGCAGTTCGCTCTGGGGTCAGCGGCGGGGGTCGGGATGAGTAGGCCTCAAGGTGCGCTTTCAGCGCAATTTGGCCCTCCCGGTCTTTTCTGCCTTTCGGCAGAGCCCTCCCAATGTAAGACATTTGGGCGAGGGCGTCGCGCTTTCTCAGGACCCCGGCTAAGGGGCCCGTGAGGGCGCGTCGGAAGATGGACTTGGGGAGTGGGTTCCCTTCGATTGCCGCTAAACGGCAGTCAGCTGCAAAATTCTTCATTGCAGCCGCAACGAAGGCCGGCCCACTCCCCGCCGTGGATTTGACCATCCACTTCTGGAGCGCCATCATGCGCTCCCAAGCCTGGCGGTGGCTGTACTTTTCTAGTACGAATCGCGGCTCTTTCTTCATTGCCGCTACCACCGCTGTGCGCCAGACGGACCAGCAGTCTTGGACGAATTTGACTCTGGTGCCGTCGGTCCCGGGTGGGCTCCGAGCCTTCACGGCTGGACGCCCTCCACCCTTCTGGGGACCCGTGGAGCCGGGGACTTCGTGTCCTCCTGCTCTTTTGCCGATCTTGGTAGGTCGGCCGGCCGGTTTTCCCGGCCTGGCTGGTCCACCTTGGGGTGGCGAGAAGCAGAGTGCTCCGCTGACGAACAATGGCAGTGCATGCCACTGATTTGTCAGGTTTCTGGCTTCGGCC